CAATTAAAACTAAACTTGCAGACAAGTTTTCTGAAACTACAAAAGAAGTTTCTAGTAGTATGATAGCACCCACTGAAAACGATTCAAATGATTCAGTGGAAGAAGCATACGGAAGAAGTGGAGCAAATTCTTATATTTTCAAGACTCCGATGGATGCTAAAAAGTTTCAAAAAGCAGCATTGAACGCTGGTGCGAATAAAAGAATTGTCAATGTAAAGGGTAAGGAAGTCTCAATTGGAGATATTGCAGACAGTGATGTAGAAGAAATGCTTTACTTTATTGCGAAAGATATGAAAGCAGAAATAAAAGAAAATGTAGACGATTCTTCAATCATCAAAACTTTACAGAACATCATCCTCTCAGAAGAACCAATTCGATTTAAATTAAATGATGGTTCTGATGTTAAAATAACATTACCAGAGGCGAAAACTCTTGTCAAAGCACACGATAATCTAAATATAAGTAATCAACAAACTATGAGAAATTCATTAATAGAATCAAAGAACGAATTTGATAAAATAATGAATTTCTCTAATAAGATCCAATAGAGGAATTCCGATGTCTACAAAACAAATTATTGATAAGATATTAGATGAAAATCTTTTCGGTGCTAAAGAGTCAATTATGAATGAACTCTATAGTAAGGTTTCTGCATGTTTGACTGAAAAGAAAAAAGAAAAATATGCAAAGGTAACTGATAAAGATGATGACGGTGAAGGATTAGATCCTGTAGATGCCGAAGATGATGATATTGATAATGATGGTGATTCCGACGAATCAGATGAATATCTTAAGAATCGTCGAAAGGTTGTGAAGAAAAAGGTTGAAGAAAAATTTCTTCAGATTAAAGAAGCACAGCAACTAGACGAGATTCCTTTTCTTGCACCATTAGCAATGGGTGCAGTAAAAGCAGTTGGTGGTAAATTATTAGGTGGTGGACTGAAGAAACTAGGTGGTGGTTTACTCAAGAAACTAGGTGGTGGACTGAAAGGTTTGTTGGGTAAAGGAAGAAGTCTTGTCAAGGGTGCAATGTCAGGAGGTTCTGGAGGTAGAGCATATGGCGCACAAACAGCAGGAGGTGGAGGAGGTGGTACTACCCACACACACGAAGACGCTGAGAGTGGTCCAGACATGATTTATGGTATGGAAAAAGACAAGTATATGAAACTTACTGACGAACAAAAAGATAAGATTCGAGCAAAATACCACAGAGAAAAACGAGAAATGGAGAATACCCAGAAATGAAACTCATCACAGAAATGATTGAAGACATTCAGTACCTTGTCGAAGAAGACAAGGACACTGGTAAAAAGAACCATTTCATTCAAGGTATCTTTATGCAAGCAGAGCAAAAGAACCGCAATGGTAGAATTTACGAAAGAAAAATTCTAGAGAATGAAGTAGGAAGATATAATAAAGCATTTGTAAATAAGAATCGTGCTTTAGGTGAATTGAATCATCCAGAAGGTCCAACAGTAAATCTTGATCGTGTTTCACATATGATCAAAGATCTCAAGTTTGAGAATAATGATGTAGTTGGTAAGGCTAAACTTCTCGATACTCCAATGGGAAACATCGCAAAGAATCTTGTAAGTGAAGGCGCACAACTTGGTGTGTCTTCCCGAGGTATGGGTTCTCTTGAAGAGAAGAATGGTGCAAAGTATGTGAAGGATGACTTCATGCTTTCCGCTGTAGACATTGTTGCTGATCCTTCTGCTCCTAGTGCCTTTGTAAATGGTATTATGGAAGGGAAAGAATGGATCTGGGACAATGGTGTTCTTCATGAAAAGGACATCAACGAATATTATAAACAAATCAAAAACACTTCAAGTAGACAACTTGAAGAAAACGCAATAAAACTATTTGAAAATTTCTTGTCAAAACTTTGACATTTATAAATAAATGATGATTAGATGTAGTCTAACAAAGGAGAATTTCCACAATGGAAGATAATAACACATTAGATCAGGTAGTAGAAAATACAGAAAACTCTAATGCTGAGTCTTCATTTGTGGACTCTATTGCCAATTTCATCTCTAAAAAACATGGGACAGAAGAAATGAACAAAACATACAGTATCAATGAAGCAGATGCGGGTGTAGTCAATGCGAAAGATGAAGAGGATAAAGATCTTTATCAGGACGCAGAAGGTAAACACGCTAAAATTGACACAGACGAAGGTACAGAAGGTAAAGATAAGAAAAATAAGGCTACTATTGCCGCTAAACCTTCTGCTGCTTCCGCAAAACAAGAACAAGCACTCTCTGCACTCTTTGACGGTGAAGAACTTTCAGAGTCCTTCATGGATAAGGCTTCCACAATCTTCGAGGCTGCCATTAATGAGCGAGTCGCAGAAATGGAAACTGAAATTCGTGAACATTATGAAAAAGAACTTACTGTTCAGGTAGAAGGTGCAATCTCTGAACTTTCTGAAAAACTTGATGACTATCTTGGATATGTTGTTGAAGAATGGATGAAAGAAAATGAACTCGCTGTGGAACGAGGAATTAAATCAGATGTAACTGAAAACTTCATGAATGGTTTGAAAGAACTCTTCGAGAAGTGTTATATTGATATTCCAGAAGAGAAGTACGAACTTCTTGATGGACTCTTCGAGAACAACGAAGTTTTAGAGAACAAGTTGAATGAAGAAATCACAAAGAACATGGATCTTCGAAAAGAAGTAATCGCACATCGTTGTGGTGAAGTCTTCATGGAACAAGCACACGGTCTTGCCGATACTGAAATGGAAAGACTTGCCTCTCTCGCAGAGGGTATTGAATTTGAAGATGAAGATCAGTACAGAGAAAAACTTTCCGTATTGAAGGAAAGTTATTTCAGCAACACTCCTGTAGCAGAGTCACATGTAAGTGATGATGTTGCAGAGAGTCCGTCCAATAACCAAGAACTACTTGCAGAAGAAGGCAGCATAATGGGTAATTATGTGTCTGCGATTGCAAGACATAACAGAAAAATTTGACATTCTAACAGGAGAAACAAACAATGTCAGAATTACACAACACAACACAACCATATGATCAATTGGTGGAAAAGTGGAATCCAGTCCTCGGACATGGTGATCTTCCAGCAATTGAAGATTCATATAAAAAGAAAGTAACTGCCTGTCTTCTTGAGAACCAAGAAAGGGCTATCCGAGAGCAAAATCTATACGAAGCACCAGCCAACCAAATGGGTGGTAACTTCTCTGATGCTCAGGTAGGTTCAGCAGGAAATCTCGCTGGTTATGATCCAATCCTAATCAGCCTCGTTCGTCGTTCAATGCCTAACCTTATGGCATATGACATCGCTGGTGTACAGCCCATGAGCGCCCCAACTGGTTTGATCTTCGCCATGCGTGCGAAGTATAACTCACAGGGTGGTTCAGAGGCTCTCTATCAGGAAGCATTCGCTAAGTTCTCTGGTTCTGGACTCACTGCAACCAGTGCGCCTACCACAGACGCAGCCAACATTGATCCTACTGGAACAATCAACTACGACCAGTTCCGTGGTTTGTTAACTGCTTCTGCTGAACAGTTAAGTCTACTCGGTGATGATCATAAGTGGCAACAGATGGCATTCTCAATCGAGAGAGTCGCTGTGGAAGCAAAAACCAGAGCATTAGCCGCTGAGTACACAACTGAACTCGCTCAGGACCTCAAGGCTGTCCACGGACTTGATGCAGAGACTGAACTTGCTAACATTCTTAGCACCGAAATTCTCGCAGAAATCAACCGTGAACTCCTTCGTGCTATCTACGGTAGTGCAACCGCTGGCGCACAGCAGGGTCACCTTCAGAGTGCTGGTACTTACAACTTGACTAACGACTCAGACGGTAGATGGAGTGCGGAACGCTTCCGTGGCCTCATGTATCAGTTAGAGCGTGAAGCAAACAAGATTGCTAAGGATACTCGTCGTGGTAAGGGTAACTTTGTTATCTGCTCCGCAGACGTTGCCTCAGCACTTGCAATGGGTGGATTCCTTAACATCTCACCCGCACTCAATGTCAACCTAGACGTTGATGACACCGGCAATACATTCGTCGGTACACTCAACGGTAAGATGAAGGTTTACATTGATCCTTACGCTAGAAGTTCCGTTAACTTCGCTTGCGTAGGTTACAGAGGTAGCAATCCTTATGAT